CCTTCCATCCAGTCGCGCGCTCGATTTCCGAAAAGTGCGAGTCGGCGTTGGCCAGCAAAACCGAGATTCGCGGGCTTCCGTCTACGCCCTGGTCGGACGCCGTCTGAATGTCGAAAGCGCTGTGCTGAAGAACTCGGGCCTCGTATGTCACCCCGCCCACTGTTACCCGGTGCGTGCTCCACCGTTCCGTTTGACCGTTGGGCAGCACGCAGTCGAAGACCAGAAGCGGCGTATCCGTGACCGCCTGTTCCTTCAGCTCAGAGATGGTTTGCATGAATGATGTTCACCGTGGCGGAGTGGCAGTTTACGCCGGTTGTGGTTATGGAGAGGACGTCATCGCGGAATCGCGCGTTCTCATAGACGCCGCCCGTGGTGGTCGCTTTGTACACCGACGCGCCGGCCTGCGGCTCCACTTGCAGGCCAAATACATCCGCGGACCCTCCGGCCGGCAGCTCCACGCCAAAGGCGATCGATTCCGCCGCCGCGTCGCCGCTGGCTGTCAAAGTGATCCGGCTCCAGTCCGTTCCCAGGGTTCGATTGGCGCGATTGGTTCCGTGCAGCAGGGTCACCGGGGTGGGTTGCGGCGAGCGCGCGAATACGCTGAGGCAATACAAGCACCCCGCCGGAGCGGACAACGTCTGGGAGATGTTCTGAGCGCCGGCGCCGGAATCGGTGAGGCGCCATGCGTTCGTCCCGCCCGCGGGGTCCGCGATTCCGCCTGCAATCGAAAGAAACGGCCCCTTTACCCATGCCGCATTGTCCAGCTTGGCGCTCCAGGCGAAAAGGTTGGCGGTTGGATCTAGGAATGTGAAACTGTTGAGCGTTCCCTCGGTAGCCGCGAAGAACTGCTGCAAGGCGGCAACCTCGTCATCGGTCAAACCCGCGTACGCCAACTGCCATTCCGTGATTTCCGCTCCCGGATCGGCCAGCTTGATCGGCCTCCCGTCCAGAGACGTATTCACAACCGTGCGCAAGCGGCGCCGCTTTTGGACCGGAAACTGGCTCAAGGCTCCCGTCTCGAGTTGTGGGTATACCAGCATGCGTTATCCCCGGTTTTCGATTACGGTCAACGAAGTCCTGCCCTGCATTTCCGCCATCGCGGTCAGGTCCAGCTCATCGCTCGCCAGGCTGCAATTGGCATATTCATGCGCGTCCCATGGATCGGTGAATGCGAAGTTTCCGAAGCATCCCTGCTGGTCGGCGAAGAATTGCTCCAGCGCCGCCATTTCGCTCTCATCCAGTGCGTCCAGGCGGATCACCCAGCGATGCAGCGGCCCGCCAGAGTCCCGGTACCGCTGTTCCATGCCATCCAGGAACCGCAGCGCCTGGTTTTGAAACCGGAGGGCCTTGGTCGCCGGATACTGCGCCACCGCATTGGTCTTCAGCTTGGGAAAGGTGGCCATGTCAGAGGTCGTTCACCACGTCGTTGATCGAATTGAGATTCAACATCGCATCGCGGACCGCTTGGGCGATCTCGTTGCTGTGGTCCAGAAATGAACGCGAGTCCATCGCCTGTACGTTCACGGTGATCTGAGGCGCCGGAGCGCCGCTGGGCCCAGAGGGCACCCCGCTGCCGCTGCTGCCCGGAACTGCCAGCCCGCTGGTCTGTGCGCTCGCTCCATCCGGCGCCGCGCTGTACGTCCTCGGCATCCCCATCTGGTCGTAATCGGCGCCGCTCACGTCGCTGCCGGTGTCCGCGCCCTCGAAGTAGTGCCGGTCCGGCATCGCATATTTCTCCAGCGTCGGCGGCGCCGGCGTCCCCCCGCCTCCGAATAGCCCCAGCAACCCGGCGATCAAGGGGCCCATGCCAAGCCCGCTCTCCAGAACTGTCGATGCGATTGACTCTGCCGTGCTGCCGCCGCTGGTTGCACTCGCGGTGGGAGTGCTGCTGCTGCGCGTCGCCTGCGCCGCGCTGCTTTCCTTGAGTTCGCCGATCTGCTTCACCGCGTCGCTCAGTGAGGCCGCAATTTCTTCGCCGCTGTCGAGCACCCCATCCAGGTTGGAAGCCTGTTGCCCCGATGCCGCGACAAAAGTCTCGTAGAGCTTATCTTGTGTTGTGCTGGCCATCGTTAATCTCGTTGGCAAGAGCCCTTTCCAGAATCACGAAGGCTTCCGCTTGCCGCGCGCTCAGCTCCGCAATATCCATCCCCCGCAGCCGCCGCCGCACAAAGAACTCCTCTACCAGCGTCTGGCTCTCAGCGGTGATATACGGCTTCGGGCAGGTTCTGAGCGATACATTCTTTCTCGCCCAGACCAGCGGCCCACTGGCGTCTTCGCCCATCGCCAGCCAACCGCAGCGGCGCTTTTTCTCCAGGCCGGACTTCCGGCAGACGTCGCACTTCCAACCGGCCTGGTTGGAGAATTGAAAGTGGAAGGCGACGATCAGTTTTTTCGTTCTGCCTCGGTCAGTCCCGTCTCCGCCCGCACCGCCGCCAGCGCTTCCCGGAACAGGTCCTCCGGCCCGGCTTCCGCCAGCAGCTCGGGTGTCGCGTCCGCCCCGTCCAGCTCCAGCCCCGATACGGCCCGCAATCCCCACGTCAGGAATAGCCGGTCGATCTCCGTCTGGAGCAGCGCGGCGTCCATCTTGTCGCCGGCTTCTTGGCCGGCTTCCAGGAACTCCATGCGCCGCGCCAGCTCCCGCACCTTGCGCATCAGCTCCACGCGGCGCCCGAATGACATCTTCGCCAGCGTGAACGTCACCCCGCGCGCGATTTGCGACTCCACCATCCTCACGCTTTCGTAGGTCATGGTTACGCGAACGCCACCGCGATTTCGTCGTCCACCGTGCCCTGCGCTCGCGATTGCCGGAATTTCCACTGCAACCGGTTCTGGCCGTCGTCGAACTCCGGCACCTCGGGAACCACGCTCTGCAGGTACACGCCCATGACCTGTCCCTCGGCCTCGCCCAACTGAAACATGACGCTGATCGGTGATTGCTGCCGGGCGGCCTGATACAGCCCCTTGGTAGCGTCGTCATCCTGGCTGAAGATCTCGAATGCCGCCGTCACGGACCGCTGGCCCGGAGAAATGCTGCGCGGCAGGTTCGATCCGAACTCCCTGGACCGCGTGTCCAGCTCGTTCTTGAGAACCACGGATGCGCCGGTAATCGTGAGAAACTGCGATGGCGAAGTTCCCAACCAGGCTTGGCCCATGTTTCCCGGCACAATCGAATAGTCGAACGCGGCCAGCGCCGGTTCCGCGGGAAAGCTTTGTAGCTGTGCGGCGTTGGCGGAGGAAAAGCTGCTGCTGTCCAGCACGTCCTGCGCCAGGCCGCTGAAGTGGAACTCGTGGTAGTCTCCGTTCACCTGGATTTCCATCTGGTCGACGGCCGCCCCGCACAGCAGTCTGTGCACCGCCGTCGCCGGGCTCCAGTAGTCGAATACGCTGGCACTCGGCAGCTCCGTCGCGGGCACGTAGGTGACCGCAGTGCCCAGCGCCGTGCCGGTCGCGGGCGGGATGGTAAACGGCGCGTTCAGTTGCACCGTGTTCGCGTCCACGATCGCGGCCACGAACCGGATCTCCCCCGCGCACGAGACCGCCTGCCCTATGCTGAGCCCGTGTGGCGCTGCGAACCCCAGCCTTCCGGCGCCCGTGCTGGCTGCCGCGGTCCCGCCGGCAAACTGTAGGGGCGCGCCCCCTAATGCCGCCTGAAACAGCGGACCATATCCCGGGTTTCCCGCCGTTTTTTCCCAGCTCGTCATGTACGTATGCAGCTCGAAATTCGTCCGCCGCCTGCCGCCCGGCACTTGGCCGGGAAACGTCCGGCTGCCGGTCTTGTCCTTCCGCTGCGCGGCCTCGAGTTTCTGCTGGACCGTCAGCTTCAGAGCGGGGATCCGGTTGCCGGATGTGATCGATCCCACCTGGCCGTAGTTGCTTTCCAGCGCCGTGTAGAACCGGTTTGCGTTAGAGGAAATATAAGAAGGCATGCTAGCTTTTGCTCACTCCAATCTCAAATGTGACTTTCGCCACCTGGATGAAATTCTTTCCGCCTGGCTTGACGGCTCCGAAGGACGCTTCGTATCCGCCGCCGTAAAACATCCCATCGCCCCAATCGCCGCGGCCCGCGGCCAGCACCTGCGTCACGGCGTCCGTGTAGAGTTCCAGCCTGTCCTGGAGCCCCTCCAGCCGGTCCTGGGAGTGTCGAACCTCGATCGTCATCTGAACCGTGCCGGAGAATGTCCGAAACTTCTCCGTCAATCGGTTCATCACCTTCTCGCAGTACACGTTCACGGCCGGGTACTTCACCGTGCTGCCGCGTTCGGCCAGGTCCGCTGCCACGTTCTGCGCGCGTACTTGCGCCGCGTCCAGCGGACCGGCCAGCGCCTGGTCCGCTTGCGTGAGTGCGGCCAGGCTCGAATTCACGCCGCTGGCGCCCGTGATGCGTTCGATCACTTTGGCCGTTGTTGCGCTTCCAATCTTCGCCGTCATCAGCCCCTCTGGATCACCCTTGGAACCGGCTTCAGATAACTGGGGCGTTGCCCCGATCCCGGCGCCCGCCCCGCCGCCAGGGCGGCCGGTTGCAGCCACGTCTGCCCGGTTGCGATGGGCGATCCGTTTTGCAGCGCCATCGAATCGGGACCGGCGCCCACATAGACGTTCCACCCCGCCGCGGTTTGTGGCGGAGCGACTCCTGGGCCCACCGGCCGGACCAGCAGCGAGCTCCCCGAGGTCGTGATGGTTGCCGGAACGGCGGACGCCCCTTCTTCGCCCGCGCCATTGACCCAGGCCACGGTCACGTAGTAAGTTCCGTTCGGCAGCGGGGTACCCGGCGCCGGGGCCGCCGCTGCCGTCACCGCCGGAGTTGCCGCTTGCGGCACCGGGACCGACGCCACGCCGATACCGGCCAGAACCAGCGTTTCGTACGCCCACTTCGCCCTCGAGTGGAATTGGTCGCGCTTGCCGGCGTAGCGGTCATTCAACTGGCTGTTGTACGCGTCGCTGTAAACCATTTCCAGACTGCGAAATGTGTGCCACAACTTTAGCGCCGGCGTCACCACCACGCTGCCGATGTTGGGTTGAGGCGCACGCCAGAACAACTGGTCCACAGAGCTCAACCTGGTCAACAGCGCGTTCAGCTCCAGGGTGAGTTCGTCCTGGGCCAGAGCCAGTTTCTGGGTCACGTCGATTCCCTCGACGTTGGCCACGTCGAGAAGCTGCGAATCCTGCGCCGCCAGGTCTTCCACGCTCGAAACGGGACCGTCTATGAACAGAGCCATGGTTGTTCGCCTAGTCTTTCGAGGATCTCGAAAGGCCCTTCAGCTTGTTCAGCTCAGTTGTCGACAGCACCGCCAACTGCACTTTGGCCACTGCCGCCATTGCTTCGGCCACGCGCTTGGCTTCGGCTTGCGCCGCCAAGAACACTCCCGCTTCCTCGGCGGTAGCCAGGCGCGCGGAGCCTTCCACGACCATCTTGGCGGCGATTCCGGGCGTCACCTCCGTCAGAGTTCCCGGCTTGCCGCCGTCCGGCGTCTCAGTGCTCACCACCACCGGAAACGCCTCCTCAATCTTCGATTCCATGTCGCGAATCTTCTGGTAATAAAGCTTCAGATCCATCGTTTTCTCCTGAACGCAATTGGGGCGAAGCGTGCCTCGCCCCAGTGCGCTCCATGCTTTCCGCGGCTAAGTGTTGACCTGCACGCCCGAGGTGTTGCGCAGCACGCCGCAGCCATACAGCACATCCACCGTAAACTGCTGCGCCAGCGTGTCCGGCTGGTAGCTCATCACCACGCGCATTCCGAAGTTGCCCAGCTCGGCGTATTCCGCGATGGCGCCGGTCCCAGGCAGCGGCTGCGGCAGCCGCCGGATCACCAGGCCGAGGGCGTCCTTGGCGAACGCCATGTTATGGGTCGTCACCGTGGGGCTGCCCGTCTTTTGCACGAACTGCGAGCGGAACACGAAGAAGTCTTTGACTTTCCCGATGGTTCCTTCGACGATCGCGCGCAGACCCGCATCGCCCGCGGTCTGGAATTCGCTGAAGCGCGGAATCTGCCGCCAAATCGAATAGGCCGCCGCGTCCACCACGATGTACTTCTGCTCCTGAGGCGGAACCTTCGCCAGGAAGAGCGTGGTCTCCGCCGCGTCGATCACGGCTTCCGTGATCGGCGTCCCGGGCGTGCCCACGGCGGGGTTGGTCGAGAAACCGGCATACAGGCTCAGAAGGTCGCTCTCCACCCTCTGCGCGATCGCGGCTACCGCCGGCTGCATGTAGAGCTTCAGCAGGTCCGGAACCGCCAGCACCTTGGTCACGTCTGGAATCTGGAAAGTCGCTTCCGCGTGCGTATTGAGCACGATTTGCGCGTTTCCCAGACTGGGGTTTTGCGTCTGCACCGAATCGCCCTCGAGGATGTTGTGCGCCACCATCGTTGGCGGAATCGGCACGTTGACCGTGTCGCCGGCATTCGCCAGCACCGGCTCGTAATCGCGATTCACCAGGTTCCCCATGACGAGGTTCCCGACCAGCACCGGCAATGCGTCCGCCGCCACCAGTTTGACAATCGCGTATGCCACGTTTGTTGAAGTAATTGCTGCCATTCGTTCTCCTTGACTTGATTGGCCTGTGTCTTGGCCCGTTGTATACTACAAACCCCGAAGGGTCTGCGACGCCACGCGCACGATTTCCTCTCGTACCCGCTGCATCTCTTCCGCGCTCATGCCCGGGCGGATTTGTTCGATACTCACCGTTTCTCTGCCCGTTGGCGGCGCCTTGAAGGTCGCGGTCATGCCGGTTCCTCCCGCAATACGAGCCGGCAAGAACTCCGGATTCTCGTTCACAAACGCGGCCAGATGTTCTTTCAACGGCGTTTCGCCAGATTCGCTCCGGGCCACCAGCCGCCCGTCTTCGGTCCGTACGATCCCGTCCTGCACCACCCGGAACGCAAGGTCGATTTTGGCCACGCCCAGCCGCTGCAGTTCGGCTCTCACCGCCGAGCCTCGCTCGGCTTCCTCCGCCATCTGGCGGCTGCGCTTGTTCTCCGCCACCAACTCGTTCAGCCTGCGCTCCAGTTGCTCCCTGCGCTTGCGCTCCTCCTGCAGTTC